CAGCCGTCACACCAGTTTCCGCACCGCCAGAGGCAGCCAGGATTCCCAGAGGCTTTCCGGTACCGTCCCCGGTAAAGAAGGCTTCCTCCTCTTTGGTCCCGATCCTTCTCGCAAACTCCCTGGCAATATAGGACTCCAAGTCAAACACGCTGTCATTTAACAGTTCCTCGGAGACCTTGATCATCGTCCCCAGCTTGTAGGCTCCAATGGATACCTGCGCAAAGGAGTCATCGCTTTCCGTGTAGGCTCCTTCCTCATCAATCCAGGAGGCAGTTCCCTTGGATGCCACCACCGGGATCTTCCGGTCGCCGCTGGAGGTCTGGATCACCTTTGCAAGCTGGCGGAAGATGTTTTCTTCTTCCAGCGCCTCTACCAGAGTACGCTCATATTCATCCGGTACCAGATAACCTCCCTCGGAATCCGTCCCGATCTGCAGCGCATTCACCACAGAAGGCATCGGTGCTTTGGAACGCATCATGTTCCAAAAGTTTGTACGGTACTCATCCGCCGCACGGCCAGTCTTGGCATCTTCCTTGCCGTTCATAGGCTTACCCGTCAAGGGCTTGTTCACCGGGCGGTTCAGTTCTGCATCCAGTGCCTCCTGGCGTTCCAAACGGGCGATCTCCTTGCCCAGGTCAGTGATCTCCTGCTCCATGCGGGTGTAGGCGGCGTCATCCTCGGCGGACAAGACGCCTTTATCGTTTCTATGGGAATCCAGAAATGCTTTTGCAGCTTCCCAGGCTTTGGCGCGCTTCTCGCGCAGTTCAAGAATCGTCATTGTGGTATCCTCCTTAATTTTTCAAAAGATTGAGCCGCTCATAGAGACTGTCTACGGAGCGGCCCTTGGGTTTGGAATCTTCAATTTTCTTAGGGTTAGTCCTGCACTTGGCTGCGATCTTATCCATGAGGGAGTTGACCACAGCTGCTTTGGAATACAGCATGGACACCGCAGGCGGCTCCATGTCCTCCGGAATTTCCGCCCGTGCCAGGACATCATCGGCAAAGCCAAGCTCCACCGCCTTGTTCGCGTCCATCCAGGTTTCCGCATCCATGAGGTGGGACAGCTTGGCACGGGACAGCCCGGTCTTGATCTCATAGGCGTTGATGATGGAATCCTTCACGCTTGAAAGCATCTCGATGGCTTTCTGCATTTCTGCGGTATCACCCATGGCCACGGTCATAGGATTGTGGATCATCATCATGGACACCGGCGATACCAGCACACGGGTCCCTGCCATAGCAATCACGCTTGCAGCGGATGCTGCGATGCCGTCAATCTTGACCGTGACATTGTGCGGATAGTCCATCAGCATGTTATAGATCTGGGCAGCCGCTACGCAGTCGCCACCGGGGCTGTTGATCCAGACCGTGATGTCTCCGCTTCCGCCCATCAGTTCCTCTTTAAAAAGCTGCGGCGTGACGTCATCGTCAAACCAGCTTTCCTCGGCGATGGTGCCGTTCAGGAACAGCGTCCGTTCCGCCGGAGCTGTTTCCGCCTGGTTCTTCCACTTCCAGAACTTCTTCATCGGGGTTTTCCTCCTTTCCGTCATCGCTAACTTCGGTATTTGCAAAAGCCCCGGCGTTTCCAAGCGGGAGCATATTGCCATTGATAAGGTACAGGTCTCCGCCTTCCTCGGCAGGGATGCGGTCCATATTCTCCAGTTCCCGGATGTCGTTGGCGCTCATCCAGCCGTTCTGCCTTGCCGTAGCGTAGCCGGTCATCCTGCTGGCATAATCGCCCCGGAGCAGCCCCTCCACATTGAACTTGGCAAAATAACTCTTCTTTTCCTCCGGGGAAAGCAGTATCCTCTGAATGGACTGCTCCCATCGCACCAGCCAGGGTTCCAGCGTGTATTTCACGAACTCCAGAGACTGCTGCTCAATATTAGAAAAGCTCGACTTCTCCAGGTCGCCCACCATGTGGGGCGGCACCCGGAAAATTCGAGCAATCTCATTGATCTGAAATTTTCTGGTTTCCAAAAACTGTGCCTGTTCCGGCGAGATGCCAATCGGCGTATATTTCATTCCTTCCTCTAAGACAGCGATCTTATTAGCATTACCGCTGCCTCCAAAAGTGGACTGCCAGCTTTCCCGGACACGCTGTGGGTCTTTGATGGTACCCGGATGCTCCAGGACACCGCCAGGGGCCGCACCGTTGGCAAAGAACTTCGCCCCGTATTCCTCACAGGCAATCGCCATGCCGATGGCGTTCTTTGCCATAGCGATAGGGGAATACCCCACCAGCCCGTCAAAGCCAAGCCCTGGGATATGCAGCACATCGGAAGGATTCAGCCGGACAAGACTGCCTTTGACCGCAGGCGCATCATCCATGCTGACGGTGTATTCGTAATAAAGCTGTCCATTGCTGTCACGATTCACCGTCATCCGATCCGGCATCAGCGGATAGAGAGCAATCACTTCACCTTTTCCGTTGCGGATAATCTGTGCATAAGCATTGCCCCACAGCAAAAGATGGGTCATGAGCGTCTCCCGGAACACGAAGGAACTCATCTCCGGGTTTGGTTCGTCATGCAAGAGCAGATACAACGGATGGTTAATGGCTTTCTCCTTGCCTCCGTTCTCCTTATAGTGGTAAAGGTGCAGAGGAAGACCTGCCACTGCTTCCGCCAGGATGCGGACGCAGGAATACACCGCCGTCATCTGCATGGCAGACCGTTCATTCACTCTCTTGCCCGCAGTGCTTCCTCCGAAGAAAAAGCTGTAAGCGCTGCCCGTAGTACGGTTCTGGGGCTTATCCCTGGAACGGAAAAGCCCGGAAAAGATACCCATATCGAATCACCGTCCTTTCAGATAAACAAAAGGCCCCGGCTGTCATAAACCGAAGCTCCCGTATCATTCCCACATCGGATCGCACGGTCAAGCCCCATGATGGTGGCAATCGCCCCGTCAATCTTTTCTGTGGATTTTTCCTTGTCCGCTTTAATGTTGCCCGCCGGGTCGGTGCGGATGAAGATGTTATCCATCATCCACCGCAGCACTGGGTGTCCGCCGTGGGCAATTTTCTCCTCCAGCACCAGCTTCATCAGTTCTTTGGTCGGCGGGGACATATCCTTAAAGCCTTGCCCGAATGGGACTACCGTAAAGCCCATGCCCTCCAGGTTCTGCACCATCTGCACAGCGCCCCAGCGGTCAAAGGCGATTTCCCGGATATTGAACCGCTCACCCAACTGTTCGATGAATTTCTCGATATAGCCGTAATGAACCACATTGCCCTCGGTAGTCATCAGCGTCCCTTGGCGCTCCCACAGATCATAGGGGACATGGTCGCGCCGGACGCGGAGGTCAAGTGTTTCTTCCGGTATCCAGAAGTATGGCAGGATGTAGTATTTATCCTCCTCATCCAGTGGCGGAAACACCAGAACAAAAGCCGTGATGTCCGTGGTGGATGAAAGATCCAGCCCACCGTAGCAGATGCGCCCCTCCAGATCATCCTCGGAAACTGGGAATGCACAGGCGTCCCACTTGTCCATCGGCATCCAGCGGACAGACTGCTTCACCCACTGGTTCAGCCGGAGCTGCCGGAAAGCGTTCTCCTCACCGGGGTTCTGCTGGGCAGATTCACAGGCGGCTTTGACCTTATCGATACCCACCGTGATACCGAGGGAGGGGTTTGCCTTCTTCCAAACCTTGGGGTCCGTCCAGTCCTCATCCTCGGCAGCGCCGTAAATGACAGAATAGAAAGTAGGATCGACCTTCCTGCCTTTTGCGATATCAATGGCTTTCTGGTGTACCTCGTAGCAGATGGAGTTGGTGTCGTTGCCCGCCGTGGTGATCAGAAAATACAGCGGCTGCATCCGGGCATCACCAGAGCCCTGGAGCATGACGTCAAAGAGTTTCCGGTTGGGCTGGGTGTGCAGCTCATCAAAGATCACGCCGTGGGTATTGAAACCATGCTTATTCGCCACATCCGCTGAAAGCACCTGGTAAGAGCTGTTGGTAGGAAGATAGGTGATCTTTTTCTGGGATTCCAGGATCTTCACCCGCTTGGAAAGAGCCGGGCAGAACCGCACCATATCCACCGCCACATCAAACACGATCTTTGCCTGGTTACGGTCGGCGGCGCATCCATACACCTCGGCCCGTTCTTCTCCATCCCCGCAGAGGAGCAGGAGCGCCACAGCGGCGGCAAGTTCTGACTTTCCCTGTTTCTTGGGAATCTCGATATACGCCGTATTGAACTGACGGTAGCCGTTGGGCTTTAACACGCCAAACAGGTCACGGATGATCTGCTCCTGCCAGTCGATCAGTTCAAAGGGCTTTCCCGCCCAGGTACCCTTGGTATGGCAGAGAGACTCGATGAACATCACCGCATAATCGGCGGCGTCCTTATCGTAGTGTGAGGTCTTCGCCATAAACCTGGTGGGCTTGTATTTCTTCAGTTTTCGCATGGACACCACCTCCCGAATGGCATAAAAATAAGCCGCATTGCTGCGACTTCCAAAATGGTTCTGT